GCGAGACGATGCCTCGGCGGCTCGCGTAGAAGTAGCAGTCGCTGCCGACCACTACCGCTGCGCCTCTGCCTGATACTCCGTAATTGAGTACCACAGGCTGAATCGCTACGCTTGATCCGAAGGTCGCGTTCGTGCCTTCGACAATATAACCCGTCACCATGCTCACATCCCTGTCAGTGAAAATCAGCAGACGGTTCTCATCGTAAACAACCAAGTCCTGAATCTCACTGTCGCTACCGAAGTTGATGCGGAAGACCTGATTAAAATATGTGTGTGCGTGATCTAGCGCATCCGACACAGTTACAAACTGCCGCTTATTACCGTAAGCCGTAGAACTTGGGTCGTACTTGGTCGGGGCGGTCAGGCGATTGGCAATGAAAATGCCGTGAGTCGCGTTGGGCATGATAGTCGAAATCGCACTCCAGCGGGTAGACTGAGTTACCGGACTATCTCCGGGGGCAGTTGCCACCGCCACGGATGTAACCGCCGCCGAGTCGGCATGAGTCGCTATCGTTGTTGAGTCGGCTCCTCGCGTGCAGCCAGTGAAGTTTGTCGAGTCCTTGCCGGTAAAACTGATATGCTCCGACTCAACAACAATAGTTCCCGATGAGGGGTAGCCGGTGGTGCTTGCCACCGCGATGGTTGCCGGGTGGACAAATGCCAAAGCAGTATTATCCGTATGTCCGGCCTTTGTCGTTGAGTTTGTGCCGCGCACTACACCCGTTAAGGTTGTCGAGGTTGTTCCCGTGAAGGTCATCTCCTCTGAGCCGACTAGCACAGACCCCGTGGCCGGATAGCCAGTGATGGCATCAACCGTTATCGTCGTTGGATAAACGTATGAAAGCGTTTCGGCGTCAGCCTGTGCAACAATCGTTGTCGAGTTTGCTCCCCGACCACATCCGGTGAAGGTGGTGGCGGTTGTGCCGGTGTAGGTCACTTCTTCGGCTCCAAGGCTGAAAGTTCCTGAAGTCGGATAACCCGTAGTCGAGGCAACCGTAATCGTCTCTGCGTGGACAAACGTGACAGCAGCATTATCAATGTGGCTTGCTATCGTTGTGCCGTTTTGCGCCCGCGCTCCCCCGGAAAATTCTGTGGCCGTCGTGGCCGTGTAACTAATCTCCTCCGCGCCAATCAGGATTGTTCCGGCAGTCGGATAGCCGGTGGTGCTGTCAACCGTAATGGCCGTAGTCGTCGGGTCATCATCAATCGCACCGTCAAGGACTGTAGCGGAGGGCAACAATAGCTCGCCGTCCAATGTCGTATCAGGAGGCGCGAATAGCGCACCGTCAAGTGCCGTGGTAGCTGGAGCATAAAGCACACCGTCAAGGACTGTGGCTGGCGGGTTGCCTGCGCGGTGATAATCCTGATTATTCGTAACCGTAATCGTGCCGCCCGCTGGCGTGGTGCTGCTCGTTACTTCGTAGGTGAAGACCGTTGTGCTGGTCACTGTCACGTTGAAGCGTCCGTTAAATTCTGTGTCGCTTGAATCTGCAACCGTAACATCCGAACCCGTCTTGTAACCATGCTCCGCAGAAGTAGTCACGGTTGCCACGCCGTCAGCGTGCGTGATGCTGTCCACAGCCACCAGAGGGCCGAAGGCTACCTCGTCCTCCACGGCGTAGGCCGCTGCGCTGTCCCATTGATCGACGAAATCAACGAAGCCAGTGTCTTCACTGCTCATCACCAACGGCGCGAAATCTTCCCCGCGCCACATGATGATCTTGTTGAACGCCTGCGTAAAATTCACTGTGCCGGTTATGTTCACCCCGGTTGGTAAACCCAACTCAATCGGGTTGTTGTTCTGGCGCGTGTAGTAGACCGTATTATCCGCCGCGATCACGACGAACTCCAAGTTGTCCGGGTTACGGAATACGCCTACCCCGTGTATCTCGCCAAACGGGCGAACCCTGTTGTCAATCTCTGGCGTTAAATTGTTTACCCACGGACACTTATACATCCCCTTGCGCGTCTCCGCGACACCGTGGCGGAAGCGCATATTTCTTGCCTCGGATGCCATACCTTCAGGCAGGGAAGCAGGGTCGAGCCTTGGCGCGATTCCCATGAAGCGCGTGTCGCCGTCTACTTGTTGATTTGCGTTCCTTGGCATCTATTGTGATTCCAGTTGGCGTTCCAATTCGTTTATGTATCTTCCCAAATCTCTAATTAACGCAGCACCCTCATCCGTCGAGGTCGCGTCCTCCATTCCAATCGGATGACTTGCCGCTATCTCGCTGAACCCGTTCAGCTTCACGCTCAAGCAACCGTTGCTCACGGCGAGCAGTAGCAGCAGCGATAATATCTTCAATCTGCTCATTCTTATTTTCCATGCGGCGTTGAGCCATTTGTGCCGTGGCTACGTCCCCCAAACGCTCCAATGCCGATAAAATCTTCGGCACTGCGTTGAGAGCATTTAGGAGACTCAACCACATCAGTCTTTCTTCTTCGCAAGCGCACTCCACACTACTCCGGCCAATGCGATAATCGCACCGATCACGGTTTCCATGCCGCCCTCATCGATCATACCCTTGGCGACCAGATAGCCGCCGCCAGCAGTAAGGATGTGTCGCACCAATCCGTTTAATACGGAATCTTGAGTTTTCGTTAACTCGCTCATTTTTTATCCTTGGTTATCAGTTGTTTGATCTTCAGAACAATATAGACCAAGCTGGCGATGCTAATTAAAACGTGCAACACCGTGTCAATCTCAAGAATCCAATTCCCGCTGCCAATCCCGGCAGCGAACATCGTCTTCACATCATTGAGGTCTATCATTTTCATTACTGTATTTCTCCACCCGCTTTCCGCACCAATCCACCCGCTTTCCGCACCCTCAGTTGAAAAGGAAATTCCTTGTGGTAGCCATTGCCCGCACCACCGGACTCGCTCGGCCCTTCAACGTCCAAAGCGTCGATCTCTTTCATCGTGATCGGTTTACTCGCGTCCATGCTCCACAGGATGCCGTTGTCTTTCGTCCACTTCCACATCCGGCGAACTGGAACCGTGAGGTTATAGTCACTACCCGCGCCACGGACTAACATCCCCGTGTATTTTCCGTCGTCATCCACCACCGGGCCGCCACTGCTGCCGGGATACGCCACGCAAGATGTCTGGCAGAAATCCACCTTAAACAAAATCCGCCCGTGTGCTGAAATTACGCCATCCGAGTAGGACGCGGCCCCACTCGATCCCAGAAATGAACCCATGTGATGCTGGTGCGTGCCGATTCGGTGCAGCTTCGCCGTGGCACTGTAAAACTCCGTGGTTGCTTCCGCTTTGAAGTCTTCGGACAACGCCATCAGCAAAACTAAATCATTTTTGTTGGCTGGCGAATATCGGATTACTCTGGCATCCACGATCACCTCGCCTGTGCGGCGGCCATCAGCATTGCGTAGCTCGCGCACCAACTTTGGATCGTCGAACGTGATTATTTTATTTGGTTTACCGTCCTTCAGGCGTTCCTCTTCGCGCCGAAGCGAAGCCACCACATGACCGGCACTCCAGCAGAATACGCGATCCTTACCGTCCACCTTGCGAACGAACAAACTACCGCTGCCCTCCGAGCCGTCCGCACGAACTGTTACAGAAATCTGCTTGAGATATTCCGGCACATAACGCTCCGCTGCATTCAGGGCAAACGCCCCCAGCAACCCGATGATTATTAATGTCTTTTTCATTTATCCACCCGATTCATCCTTGACCCAACCGAGACTTTCCTCGTCCCAATCGTAAAATCTACTGTCAGTCGGCATTCCAACCGGAGCCTCCCAGCGCATCTGTTCGTCCAGTTGCCAACTTGGGTAAGGTTGAGGAGCGATAAAGGCGTCTTTATCTTCATCGTAACGATACCCGATTCCAGCGTAGTTATATCTGATGTTATTGTTGTAGCTTGTTTGTTTCCAAATGCCGCCCAACAATTTTTTGCAGAACTCCACGCCGATGCTCTCCACCTCTTCACCCGTGGATGTGGCTGCGTCCTCGTTCGCTACCACGGTTACTCGCAGCACGATTCCGTCCTCATTAATTTCTGCAAAGTGTGCCATTATATCCCCTCTTGATATTGATACCGGATGATGACTACGCCGCTCCCGCCGCTCGCGTTTCCGCCTCCACCACCACCGCCGGTATTAGACGAACCCGCCGTACCGAACCCGCTGGTTGAAGCACCAGTGCCACCGCCGCCGGTTCCCCCTGACGCACCCGAACCCGAATAGTCAGCACCACCTCCGCCACCGGCATAGGTGACATCCACCCACTCTTCTACAATATCATTAACGGTTCCAGCACCACCCTCACCCGGCTCCGCGCCAGCACTATCGGGGCCGGTTGCGTCATATCCCGCCTCACCTGCGCCGCCGCCACCGCCACCAGCCCACCCATTAGGAGTGCCGACGCCCCCAGCATTTCCTTGCCCTGACGGAGAAGCTGCGCCGCCTGTTGTTTTGCCACCACCGCCAGACCCACCAGCACCGCCAGCGGAATTAACATTGCCCGCACCGCCGCCGGTTGCTGTTATCGTGGAGAACACGGAGTTGGAACCTTTATTGCCGATAAGCGTGGACGACCCTGCGCCGCCCGCACCCACCTCAATATCGTACTCCTGCGCCGTTACGGCAAGACCTGTGCCGTAACGGTTCGTTAAGTAACCACCTGCACCACCACCGCTGCCATAGCCGCCACCGGCACTGTGTCTGCCCGTGCCGCCACCGCCAGCAACAACTAGGTATTCAACCGTATCGTCAATCGAACCAGCACAAGTCACTTCAAAAGTGCCGTCACTATTAAAAACGTGGACTTTGTAATCGCCATCAGTCGTCACTGTGCCACCAGTTGCCTCGATGTAATCGCAACTGGGAGCCGCAGCAGCAAACCGATATGGATTTATAATGTAACTCACGTTCTGGTTCCGATTAACCAAATTTTCAACCCCTTGGAATCGGGTGTGATTGGCCCATTAATGTCCACCGAAATGAAGCTGTTCTCGGCAAGCGCAGTCACCGCCAGCGATTCTTCGGTTCCGTAATACTCCATACTCGCAATATTAAGGTCGGCAGTGCTAAATACGGTAACTCCAGCGGCAGTCGGGTCAGTAGCGTGGTATCTCACATCAATGTCCATCCCCGAAGCGTCACTTTCAGCCGAACCCAACGATGCTTTCACCTTGGTTAGCGTCATCGCTTCGGGAATCATAAATGTTGCATTGTTGTCTCCGGTGGTCAGCGCAGTCGTCTCATCAGAACACGCAATCCCGATTTCAATCGGAAGTCCTGTCCCGTCCTGCGCGGCGACATCCGTGCCAATCACCAACCCTAACGATGTCCTGCCCGTTGATGCTGTTAATCCTGTTGCCCCACCGTCCCATTTGGTGTCTGTATTTGTGACAGTGTTTGCAATAGTAACTGTACCATCTGCGGTAGTCTCGCAAGTGATCCCAGTACCCGCCGTGAACATTAAGTCGTCCCCCTGCGATATGGTTGTGGCGTTCGTGTCAGTGGTAGCGGATACCGTGAAAGTTGTAAGCTGGTTAGTGTTGGTATCGGCATCATCCGCAATAACCCAAGACGAACCGTTATGCTTAATTATTTTTCCATTGGCCTCGCCGGTTGTGGAAACATCACTTAAATTGTTTAAGCCATGAGCATGGCCGGAAGCAGCAGCACCGATGTCGCTCAAGACTTCAGAGGCACTTCGACCCTCAAGACCGTTAGCAGTGAACCGGGCGAAATCATCATCGGCAACACTTGCGGAATCAATCTGGGCAATCTTGTCATCGGCAATACCCACATCCACATTCAAGGTGGCATCGCCAGTGGTAGCACCCCCTGTGAGGCCAGTGCCAGCCACTACGCTTGTGATGTCTCCAGAACCACCACCGCCGCCGGATACTTCAGTCCATGACAACCCGCCCGCCGCACTTGATTTAGCGGTCAGTACATAATCATCAGTGGGCGAGTTATCCGCCTTCAGGTTGGCCTCATCAATCACATCATCGGCAACAGTAAGCGCAGTGGCTCCCGTAACCTCACCCGTGTGGGTGGCGTTGGTTGTTTTGGCTGTATTTGCTGTGATCGCAGATGCCTGACCCACACTTATCGTTGTCGTGTCGCCCGCCAGTGCCGTCGAACTTGATGTGCCGAGTTCAAGGTGGGTCTGCGCGTCAACGTAAGCCTTGATGGACTCCGAAGTTGCCAGCGTGGTAGCACTCGCGCCACTCATCGCATCACTGTCCAGAACCGCCGAGCCGCTCACTCCCGTGTCGATCACAGGCGAGGTTAGCGTCTTGTTCGTCAAAGTCTGGCTACCTGTTAGGGTCGTCACGGTTGAGTCGATGCTCGCCGTGACCGTATTAGCCGCTCCAACTGTGTCGATGCCCGTGCCGCCCGCGATGGTCAGGCTTTCCGAGTCCAAATCAATCGCCAGTGCGCCACCACTGTCACCCTGAAAATCCAAGTCCTGCGCGGTTACGTTCGTGTCAACATAATCCTTCACCGCCGCGCTGGTGGGCAAGGTCGTATCGTTGTCGTTACTGCCGATGCCCTCGCTCTCTGTCACCACCGCACTCGCAGCCATGTCGGCTACCGCAATGTCGCTAATCAAATTGTCTACGCTAACCCACTTTGTCGTACCCGTTGCCGCGCCGGTAGTGTCCGATACATCGACCAATGGAACCTTATCGCCACTCGCGGGAGTTACTGCCAGTTCATCTAATTGAGTAATTTTTTTATTCGCCATAATTGCCCCCTAATAAGTTTGAACGTCCAACCGGCGGACTTGCCCCTGCTGCCGGTAAAGTTTGTCGCCTTCCATCATCAGAATCGCCTCGGCGTTCTGGTCGGCGGCCTGTGCAAGTTCGTTGTCGCCTGTGGCGCGGAGGTAGTCCGCGAACACTCCCCGGATTAAATAGTTCTGGAAAATCTTGGGTATCTTCACCAAGTCCCATTTGCTGCTGGCGACGGTCGGTGATTCGTTCACCGCCACACTCGCGTTGGCATCATAAAAATTGCCATTAAAGTAAACCTGATCGCTGACCGAATAGGTACTCGTTGAACTGTAGGTGCTGCCCGTCAGGTTGGGTCGCACGATGCGGTACTCGACGTAGACCGGCGAAGCGTCATCGCGCAACTGGATGTAGCGGTCAGTGCCGTCATCGTAAATCGTCCAGCCGAGCAAAACGGCGGTCGTAGTCACTCGCGGGTTCTTGTTCAACACGTTCAGAACTTCCCCGGCGTCCGAAGGGAAAGGCGCAACCTCGATGTCATCGGTCGAGGTGACTACCGCACTGGCAACCCGAATTGTTTCCGGCCAATATTCTCCCTCCCAACAAAGTCCAAGGCGGCCATCGGCCAGTTCGCGGATGCGGGCAAACTCCGAGGTGGACAGGTTGGCCGGGTCAAGGCCGGACAAGGTTGCCACGCCGTTCAAGATTGCTGAGAAATTTAGTGTACGCATATTAGACTCCAACCCCTTGTGGTGATGATGGCGCAACGCCGGTCAATCCCGTTTGCTTGTTCTGCTGCTGTTGCACACCCATCTGTAAATTCTGGATGTACTTGCCAAACAGTTCCTTGAACATTTCGTTCCCTTGCAGTGCCTCCTGCACGCCCGGTGAGGTGCTGGAAATCTCCTGAGCGAACTGCATCTTCGTGGATGCGGTCGGGTCGTTGCTCGCGTCGGAATAAGTCGCCTCGATTCCTGAAAGCATATGGGAAATTTCGCCCTTCACCTCCTCGTACATTTTACGACTCGCTCCCTGCTGATCCATCAACAGTTCGTCCGCGCTCTCCGGCGCGATGGCACGCAGTAACTTGCTGACCAGCTTGCTTCGGTCGATTACGCCGCCCACATCGAGCGGGATGATGGCCTGCGAGATGGCCGCCATCTTCTTGGTGACAAGTTCGTTGTCCATTTCCTGCACGTTAAATTTCAGGTTGAAGTCGAACCGCACCGCGTCCTGCGTTAACGCCTCGACCGCCGTAGTGGACGTGATCCGCATCATCTCTTCCGGTTCCAGATACTGAACGCACAAACGGAAAGCCTGCCGGTACACATCGGAGTAGCTTCGCAACCACTCGTTGATCAGCCGTTGCTGCTTCATCATGGTTTGAGTCTGCGGGATATTCTTGTTCGGGCGACCAAAGTAGGCGTCAGCCTGTAACTGGATCGCGTCGATCAACTGGAAGGCCGTATTGGGCGGTCTGCTCGGCGGTTGCAGGAAGGCGTAGTCGCCCGGTTTGGTCACCGGCAACTGCTGTCCGGGGCCGATCTTGTTCGCCAGACCGAGCCGCTTGTTAACCTGCAACGGCGGCATCGTCTCAAAGCTGGTAGCGTCAAAGATGCTGTCGCGCTGTGCCTTAATTTCGTCCTGCCACGTCTTAACGATCATCGGAACTCCCCGGCACTCCACGATGCGGCGGGTGACGTTCTCGCGCCGGAACAGGATGAACGGGTACTCGTTATGCGCGTAGTCGAGCATCTCGTGTGCGGCAAATTGTTTCCGGCCATCCTTCTCGCCAACCAGCGGGCAGAATACCGTGTAGTAGATTGACGGCACACCGTTTGTGTCGAGTTGGCGGGTGTACGCCCAAACGATTTCCACAAGGTTATCGCCACGGGTAAACTCGCTCACCAATCCCTCAAACATCGACTGGTCGAGATAGTTGAGTTGCTTGCCGACCGTATCCAAGGCGGCCTCCACGAATGACTCGCTCCAGCCGTCTGTCGTTATTTTGCTACGCAGTTCAACCTCGGTCATGTACTGACGGCGGAAGATTGTCCGGGCGTTTTGTAGGTCGATTGTTTCGGGTGGTACGACCACCTCTTCCATCGGCTTTAATGCCATGACGGCAGGCCGGTTACGGCACAGGTACGCTTCAGGGAAGACCGCCGCGCCGTCAGTGCGTAAGTCCTTCACGATCTTGTTGGCGCGACGTTTCTTCAGGTCAGGAACGAACTGCATCAGCAACTCGGCTGCCTGATCGGCACGCTCCTTGTCGGCCACCATCTCAGGCAACTCGGCCACGATGCTCTCCGGGTCAAGCTGTTGGGTGATGGCGATCAACTGGTCGAGCGTGATCGGTTTATTGCGGAGGGT